GCTACGTGTACAGTCTAAAGTCATGGCAGTTGCACTAAACGTAACTGCTGAAGATGTAGTTGCCGCACTACCTAAGACGGTTAGTGCCGGTGTGTTGGCTGCTGCCGCAGCAATGGTGACGTTGCCTGCCGCTCCAACTATCACTCGCGTTGTGCTATTAGTTCTAACTGTCACAGGGTGATTGGTAGAAGTACCTAACAGAAAATCAGACGAATTTGGAATCATCTGAAAAGTGACACCAGCATCTGCAATTTGGATAGCTGTGTTACCTGCAATGCCAGTTACACCCAGGGCTAACCCACTAGTCGGAGCAGCAATGGTGATGTTGCCAGCTGCGGAGATGGTGACGCGAGTCGTCGCATTTGTCCCAATCACCATCGCGGCGTTCATCTCGTTGTAAAGATAGAAGGCATCGTCTGCCGCGCCGTACCCGACATACCCCTTCCGGCCCGTTGGGTCATAGAACGAAGCATACCCGTTGCCGCTTCCGCGCGCAGTTGTCGTTGTAAGCCGGTGCAGGTCTGCCGCGCCACTTACGGATAGCGGGACTCCACTACTCGGCGCGGCGATCGTGACGTTGCCTGCTGCTGCGATGGTGATGCGGTCTGTGCTATGTGTTCCTAACCTCAAGTCTGTATTGGTCGTAGTCCACAGTCGCGCGTATTTGGTGGCCGCTCCAACTTGTGAAATACGAATCTGAGCGTCTGAGTCTGATACGTTTGTCGCGTTAAGAATGACTTCCTCGCCAGAGCCGACTGAAGTGTTTTGAAGCTGTGCCGCAGTGGCGCCGGTGGCGGAGGAAACAATCAGCGCAACTCCACTACTCGGCGCAGGTATCGTGACGTTACCCGAGAATGTAGGCGAATCAATAGGCGCTTTAAGTGCTACGTTTCCAATCGTCGCATAAGTAGCAGTTGCAGTGGCCGCCTTCAAGTACAATTGATTGATGACATAGGCAGTTGTAGCTAGCTGGGTAGTTGCAGTATCTACTGCTGCAGTTGTACCTATTGGTACTCCCGTGAATATAGGAGAAGCAAGAGGTGCCCTCAGCGCAAACTGCGCTAGATAGTAAACCTTGATCGCACGAAACTCTGCCGCAGCTGTCGATGCTTGGATACCTGCGTCTGCTGGTGCTGCTGAATTTGTTGCATCAGGTGTGTATGCCATGATCAGTTACTCACAGTCAGATTATTTGCTAACAAATCACGCAGACCGACAGCAGCAATAGCCTCAGCCCGTACTTTAATTTCTTGCTCTCCGACCAAGTTCAAGATCGTAGCAGCAGCCCAGCAGATAAGCAGATCTTGGTATTCGTTACCAATCCAACTATCGAGACTAGAGATTGGGCTTGTAGTCGGATTCTTGTAATACGTGACAGTGATATCAGGCACAGCCGCAGCTGCTCTGATAGTCAACGTATTGCCGACGAGCCAATAAACATCTGTCCGAGGGAATCTGTCATTATCAAACAAATTCAAAATATCGGTCTCTTTGTACTCCACGTCATAGCCAGTTGGCTTAACAGTAGCCAGCCGCCTATACAGGGGAGCAGACGAAGCAAGATCAATAGTTTGAATTTGTGAAGTAGTTAAGCCTGTAACGGATAGCGTATTCAGATCTTTGAAGAATTTGCCAGAATTATGGGCAGCCCTGACAGCCTGACGAATAGCCAGGTCTATCTCAGCTGTTGCCTCTGGACGGTTAGTCCAGGCCACAACTCCTGCTACGATCTCTGAATAGATACTCATTACAGGCCTCTACTATCAGGCAGTAGCCAGACCAGAAGCCACCATTCGTGCATGCGCTCTTTCAGCATCTGCACGCACAGCAGCACGAGTTTCCAGCACATCGGGAGATTCGCTACTAGGAGAGTAGGAATAGATTGTACTGCCGGGTTTGTCAACAATCTCATCCAGATGTTTTTGCACTGCCTCATCGGTAGTAGTTAGCCTACCACCAACGAGTTGAATTTGTTCGCAGTAACCCGGCGAACGCATGACGTGAAACGTGGTAATTGGGATCGACGAGTAATATGTTTTAGGTTCAGCCACTTGCATTGCTCCTTGAATTGGGCGACTTACAAGCTGCGCCCAGGGTTAATTAACCGACAGCACCAGCCGTGAAGCTGAGCAACTGTGCATTCGCAGCCGGGTTCTTAACCAAGCAGCACAGTTCCGTGGTAAGCGTACCACCAACGGCGTCAATACCGTTGTCAACAGCAGGAGCACCTTGCCCATTGAATTCGCTGTTGATCGTCTTACGACCTTGCATGTATGCAAGACCAAAAGATGCCAGGTCAACTGCCAGCGCCATCTTTGCCCAAGTGGTTGTAGCACCGTAGGCATTGAGCAGCGGATGTTCAATGATGTTGAACGTACCGCGCGGCGTCTTGATAGTATCGAACTGCAGGCCCCATTCAGTGGTTTGACCCTGAATGTAATAGGTAGAGTTCAAACGCGCGATAGCATGGATGACACGCCGCGCAATACCACCAACGAAGAGTGCCCGCATGTTGGGGTTCTTCGGGTCAGTCACCTGAGCAAACACTGGATCCAGCGCTGCTTCCAACTGCGTCCAGTTCGTAGTACCACCAAGAGTCGTGATGTTACCAGCAGCAGAGGCAGTCACGATGTTAATCAGGCCATCCATCAAATGCAATGGTTGATTGTTCAACGTGTTCTGGTACTTCTGCGCGTACAGCAGCGCCTTCTCAATGTCAATTGCGTGGAACATCGCGCAATCTTGCTTGCTCTCAGCGTCCGGAGTTCCACCGGCAATAACCGTGGTAGCAGCAGTGGTACCGCTGACAGACCAGGTATTCCGGAAGATTTGCGTGAAGTTAGTCACGCGAACTGCGGTGATGAGCAGCGAACTGGGACGAACAGACGCTTCTTCGTAAGCATTACCAACCATCCACAACTTGGTAGTTGCGGGAGCGGTGCCAGAAGCAGCGATCGTACCAACAGAACGACGGCAAGTGAATGTCGTCGAAGATGGCACAGTCAGAACCAGCAAGTTCTCGCCGGTAGTATCAAGCCGCATCACCATCCCAGGAAGGATGTTGGTAGTATCAACAACCGTACCGGTCGTATCGCCCACCAAGAAGTTGGCATTGATCGTCATCGACGGGAAAATCATGGTCTTGCTGAAATAACCATGCTCGTACTGATAGGCAGTTTCCTCTTTCAGCATCGAAGTGATGCCAAAGAGAGGAGCCTGACCATTCGGCATTAGCCTCGTGATCATGCTTGAGAAAGATTTCTTTGCCAAGTCAGTAGTCAGCAAAGAAGTATTGAAAACACCAACTGGCATATCAATCTCCAAGAAGTAAGAAAGTTAAGGATTATTAGCCCAGGCATCCCAGTCAGTTCCACTCGTTGCTTTCACCTGTTCGGCTGTAGGCTGCGGTGTTACTAGCTGGCCGGCAAATCCAGTGAGATAGGCTTCTGCTTGACGATTAACTTCGGCAGCAGAAATTCCTGGTTGCTTCATCTGAATCTGCGAACGAACCATTTGAAGAAGCGGTTGGGATGCTGGATGTGCCAACACAGGATTTTCCGGTGTGATTGCATCTAGCTGTATTTGACGTACGCGGGTTGGGAGCGCATTCTGAATCCGATCATTGTTGCGGGTTGTTGCCTGCTCAATGGTCGCAGCATTTAGCTGAGTAGACGTGGCGAGAGTTCGCTGCGCTACATAATTCATCACCTGCATAAATGCTGCTGGGTCAGTTCCCGACATAGCTTTCGCCATTACTTCTTGTGGAACCTGGCTAAGAAAATCAATCTTAGCAGCAGCAGCAGCAATCTTTGCAGGGTCAGTGTTGAAAAGTGGAGTTGTTAAGGGATCGACCTGTGGGGGCGACTTAGGATCATTCTGCCAAAGAGCCGCCATTTCATCCATAGGGTTAGGTGGCGTGGGCGAAGAAGTTCCAGAAGGCGGTACAGGTACATTGCCAGCAGCAGTGGGATTAGCTTGCTGTAATGTGGGTGTCGGCGCTACTGTTACTTGTTGAGTAGGCCGAAAGATATTCGCAACAGATTGCATAAGTCCAGACATGATTAATCGTCCTCAGTTGGTTGAATTTCAGGGTTAGGATAATTGTCATCCAGCATCAGTTTAAGCTGGTCAAATTTGCCACGCAAGTAAGCATGGTGTCTGATGTTTTGACCATCAGTTTCTGGAGACTCGAAAGCAAAGCCTAGAAGACGTTGCCCAGTCTCTTGCAGATCACGGATTAGGTGTGCTTGTTGCTCCTGGCTGTGGTTGTACCGGTGCACTTGGTGCTCCTTGTTGAGGTTGAACAGATTGTTGTTGCACTTTGAAATCATCTACCCATGTTGCTCCTTCCAATTTAAGCCAATAGAAAATCATACCAACAATATCGTACTCCGCAAGAATCTGTGGATACTGCGCAACCATCTGAAGGATAGAAGTAAACAGATCCATGTTGATGAACGCATCCGTGGGCATCAAGCCATCTGCCATACGGAATTCTACCGAAGCTTTACGCAGAGCAACAGGATCAATCTTAACGTTCGTCTTGCTATTGCGATTGTACACATCAGCAGCTGGCTGATACTGCAAAGTATTCAGCTTGAGAATCGTCTTAATCGGAGTGAAGAAGCGATTCTCTAGAACCAGCGCAGTCATACGTGGACGCGCATTAGAGTTATCCATCGTATCCTGAAACTCATGCCGCGTCTTGTTTCCTTTCTGAAACTGCCCACGTTGCACGCGATTCTGGCCGTTAGCTATGTCTGCCATCTCCAGCACTTGCTGTGCAGTACTGAAGATTGTAGCTACCTGATCATCTTTATATGGAACCTGATAGAGACTCTCGCTAACAGGTTTACCATATGCCTCAGATTTAACTGGGATACGAGCTACCACATCAGTCTTGTCAATGTCGGCCTTGTTAATTCTGGACGGATCGTAGATCAGTCTGTCGTAGACCTTGCGACGTTGAGACTCGATACCAGAATTGTATAGTGCTGATGCAAGTGCTTGAAATGGAGCAGCGTTGTCTGCGAAGGATTTGGACTGCCAATCAAGACCATCTTCTGTGGCTTGTGCAACAATGATGGGTAGAAAGTTATGTGCATTACTTTGCCTTTCTGCAAATATGCAAACCTTGCGATTGATGACAATCATCTTATAGATTTGAGGCGTATTGCCATTAGCCCCTACGATCTTGTGTTCTTTAGGCAAGATGCGTGCATAGAGTACAGTGAATTCATACATATCACTGTATTGAATGGCTCTATTTTCATCCAGACCGGCCCAGGCGTGCCAATTTATGGAGCGACCAACTTGATTAACTGAAGGATCAAGTAGCGCAAATGGATTTACCTGAGGAATGAAGTAAGCATTGCTAGAAGAAGTTGTGCTGATTTCTCCACTACCTGACTCGAATGCCTCTTTAGCATTCATTGTCCTAGTAGGATCTAATTCAGCAAAGCGTTGCTTCAATTCTATCCGAGAAATCATCTCGGTGTAACCAGCATATTCTCCTCGCGTGTGTATAGCATAGGGAGGAACACGCGTATCTAGGATAATGTTGTACGGATTGATCCGCTTGAGGGCGTTGCCTGCAAAGAGAGTCTCTGTAGGAACACCGTGGGTGATGCTGACAGAAGCATCATTTCCAACGGAGTAAACTTTCTTAGTAACCCATTCAACCTCCACGGCCATGAGATTGTACTTGAGGCCATCTCTCATGGCTTGCAGGAGTTCAGCCGCCCATCCAAACTGTATGCCTTGCTCTCCGATAATTGTTTCCATCTGCAAGGCAGCATCTATCATCGCCGGCTTGGAGAATACAGGAAATAGCGGATAGCTACTCAGAAAGATGTTAGAGAGTTCAGTCAGCAAGCTCTCTACTTGCGGCATGACAACAGGGAGTGTCACATTCTGCATCTTAGACGCATCACCGCCCATGTTAGCAGCTTTAGCTCGACGCTGTGCGCTAGTGAAGTCGATCTCACGCTGATAGATTCTATCTATCTGCTCCATCCGACTTCTGAAATTATATGCACTACCCAAAAGTCGCACTGCTTCGCCAACGTAGCGAACAAAGCAATCTTGTGTGTCGAGAGAGATCGGAGGAGAGTTGGTTGCCATGATTGTAGTACCTTAAAAGGCTAATTCTAGCGTGTCGCTAAAAGAAGCTTGTGTTGAGTAATCTGAAATCTCAAATGGTTTGAGAAGGAGAAGCCCAAACTGCTGTATCGCAGGATATCCGTAAGCCAGCAAATCCAATGCGTCGTCAACATTGGTAGTACGCATTGGGTTGAAGTGAACAATCTGGTGCAGAACAATTGACTTAGTTCTCGTGTGGATCTGTAGCAGCCGGCCCGGAGAAGTTAATAGTTTCAAGGCATTAAGTATCCGGGAAGTTTTCAGAGTCGTGCCAGGGTATATCTCCAGAATCCTTAGTCCTGTCAGTCCATAGCGTCTTTTTGCTTCTTCCATCCAGAAACATAGTGTCTGCTGATAGGCTACAGATTCTACAATAATTACCATCACACCATTTCGCACAGCCATCTCGATACTCTTTTCGATCTGCTGTTTTGGGTTGTAAGCACCTACGTCTACTTCCCATAATACTGGCTTCCCATCGAATATCAGTTGACAACCGATAGCAACTTTATCGTTCTTTTTCTTGCCCGTAGACGGATCAATTATTATAAAACCTGCTTCCGCTATATGAGGCATCTCCTCGCCTTCAGCGGGTTTATAATAATTAATCTTGGTAATATCTATACCTGCGCGATTACCTGCTTCCTCATCATTCATCACTTCACTATAGAATATCTCTGGATGCCCCATAGAGATATCATTCTCTAACTCATCTAAGATATCTTCTACACTTCTTAGCTCCGGCCAGATCGAATTACCATCCTCTAGAATTGCTCCACAGATGAAGGAAGTCCAAGCAGGATTCGTCTTTAGCTTCTTAAGAATACTTCCTTCAAACGGATACATGTTACCGACGAAAGCAAACTGGCACCTAACTTTGTTGTTAGCTTTCATCAGCGTACCAAGCATCCAGGTCAGTCCCGTCTCGCTTTCCACTGGAGACTCTGCTTCTTCCCGGGATTGCATGTCATCCATGATAATAGCGTCCGGCCTGACGAACTTGATATTAAGACCACGGAGAGAGCTATTGCTACCAAGGGCAGCAAGACTAATAGGACGACCCCTAAAAGTAAATTTCTTAAGAGGTTGAGTATCTTTCTCAAGAGCAATTCTCCAGTCGCCGAATAGATTTATAATGTTTTGGCTACTTAGAATATCTACAACGTCTGCAATGAAGTTCTCAGCTAATGACGCAGTGTTGCAGATAACTAGAATTAGCTTACGATCAGTGAACAGAATCAGCCAAACTACGTAGAGCTTGAGGAGAATCGTCTTTCCAAAACCTCTCGGGAGACCAATGCAGAGTCTAGTTTGGCCAGATGGTTTAACAGCATCTGAGGTGAGCAGCTGCCAGATAGCAACGAACACCAAGGGAAATGGAAAAAGATAGACGTCCGGGATGCAGAGAGAGGCAAAGAAGTTGAGATCCCGCTTCGCAGCTTCGATCGCTTCATCTCTTGATGCCCCAATAGTTTCTACAGCAGCTGTCATTTTACGCAGTTAAGAATGCAGGTTAGTCAACGTCGCTGCAATATTCCGGATCTTTCTGATGGTATTTGTAGTATCGAAGAAAGTATCTCCAGCTGACATGTCTGCAAGCGTCATCGTAGCAAGAGCAGTACGAGCACCCATGCCGTGGAAGCGCAGAGTTCCTGCTGTCTTGGTGATGCTGTCTGCATCTCGGTTCACATTCTCAAACTTGAAGTTGTAGGCTTGCGCGTTGAGACACTGGAAAGGATTCAGCGTAGGAGCAGTAAGTTCAGTGTAGCCATTCAAGTTGAAATTGGTGGCTCCAGCGAAGATAGCTGCACGACTAGAGGCTGTACCTCGCAGCGTCAGATTTGCGATGTTGACATTGAGAACCGTGGCAACGTTTCTAGCAGTGAGCAGCGCAGCTTGCATATTGTCGATTGCACAATCTTCCATCGCCACAGACGTAACACTAGCACTTGCACCAAGAGACAGCAATGCACCAGTGGCACCAATACCAGTAGCTGACACGTTTTTGAGACTGAGTCGTTTGATAGCACCCGAAGTAGTAACTGAAACTAATGAGATGCCAGATGCTAGCAACTGCTCCTCAACCATGGAAATGTTTATCACACTGACAGCAATAGTACCAGCGATGGTGATAGGTGCAACGTTCCAAGTGAACGGGATACCTACATAGAGATTCTTCACTGACAGCTTGTTGATTGTGCCACTGCCATCCAGATATACCGAGACAGAATTAGGCGAACTG